CCATAGTCTGCAAAGTCTTTATACATCTGTTCTACTAGGGAAGTCGTCGGAACGACTATCAGAATATTTTGTTGCTTCTCAACGTAATATCTCACAAGAGAGTATATCATCAGAGACTTTCCAGAAGCAGTTGGGGATATCAACAACTTTCTATTATGTTTTAGGGCGTCGTATACTCCCTCTACTTGGTAATCACGGGGAGAATACTTGCAAATAGCATTCATATAATCTTTCACACCTTCCTTTGAGATAAAATCATTCGTCTCAAAAGGAAGACCATAAAACTTATTATCTACAAACTCATAAGTATATCCATGATCATCGCAGAACTTTGTAAGTTTATCCAATAACCCAACATATATCTCTCCAGTTTGAGTATTGAATAAATGAATTTTTCCGTCCCAATGTCTGCTGCGATACTGAGGCATAAACTTTGCGCCTGGTACATCAAAGGTAAATTGATCTGCTAACTCGTAGTAGACGTGAGGTTCTGCTTTTACCTGAAGATATACTTCATTCTTTTTTGAAATAATCAAATGAGACATAATCCATAGGATTCACCTATAGGTATTTAGTCTTCACCATTAAACTTAAAATCTAATACTGCCTTATATAATTCCGTCTTTAAGTAATTGAGATGCTCCTGCTCATAAGGATGTCTGGATGGATGTCCTTCCCAAGTCTCAATTCTTTTACATACGCAATGGTATAAAAGATGTATATCTTCTATACCAAAATCTAAAACAAAAGGTGATTCTTTATCATTCATTAGTTGTATCCTGCTTGGAATTTATTCCAATCAATTGCATTCTTAATTTGAAAAGTTCTATTTGAAACTGTTTTGATAATTTCCTCTAAAAACTTAAGTTCAACATCATAATAACGAATTTTGAGATCTACTTTATTTAACTTCTCATCGGCATCCAGATACCTCTGTAATGCTTCTTTATCTCTAACTTTATATGGAAAGGGATCTTCAACATAAACCTCTGCTGGTGCCTTTCCAGTATAATAGTTATATCTTTCCAGTCTAACTCTGTTATAAGACTCTCGTGCTTTTTCTCTCAACAATGTGATGGTATTATAGAGAGTATAATACTTTGAATGAAGTTGAGGAATTTTTAAAGATTCATCATGTAGATTATCAGGGTCGATTTGAGAATCTCTTTCCCACATCTCCTGAATTTGATCAAGATTCATAAGGGTGTTCTATTATCGGATGCTAGTACATTGTAGATAGTATACTTGAAAGTGACCTCTGCTGTAAAGTAGTTTATATCAGAATCACTTGCCTCAAATTCTAAAGATGTTAAGTAAGTTGGAAATAAATCTTTAAATTTTACAATAGCAACATCTCTGAAATTGCTATTTAAGATGTGAAGACTTCCATCACTAAATTGATAGTTTAAATTTCTTACTCCATTATCATCAGTTATTAAATCTCTAAATTGCTGAGTAGTTTCTGGAAATCCTAGACCAGTCAACCAATTGTGAACTGCCATATAATTTTCCATGTTCTCATCAACTAAAAATCTTAAAGAAAAATCACCATAATTTAACTTGTCTCCAGGAACATCCAAATCCTTGAGATAGTTTGGTTGAACTGCAGAACCTAAACTAATTTCGGGTATTCTTGCAGAATTGCAGAAAAAAGAAATTTTTGGATCTTTTGATAATGTAAACTTAAAACCAACCGGAGATAAAAAGTTTCTATTGTTTATTTGGTTGGGAAAATTACAAGCCATTTTTTATTTTTATTTAGATAAAAAAAGAGGGTTCCGAAGAACCCTCTGTGAAGTGAATGCCCGAAGGCTGATATCACATGAGGTTTTGAACCTTGACTCTTCTGTAGTAACGGTTGTCGTTGGTACGGAGACCACCAGTGTTTGCTCCACCAGCAGCACTTGCAAATGGGTTTGCAGCCATACCATAACGAGTCTTGAACCCGATTTTTGGTTGGAAGGTGTTCTCACCGACGGCACGAACCATCTGGAGAGGAACATATGGGCAATAGAACAGACCTGCGTCATAAGGTGAAGTGCCCTTATAACCAGCAACGTAATACTGACTATCAGAAATGTTTGCAGAATATGGATCGATGTATACACGATACTTACCTGCAAGTACACCTGCGAAGGTGTTACCGGTGTCATCAACGTTCAGGTTTGCGTTGAGTGCTGGGGTGTAATCAAGTACACCAGCCATGGTCAGTGCGGAAGCAACGTCTGCGGAGCAGAGGATCATGTTGCCCTTTCCTCTACGAGTCTCTTGTGCGATTGCGTTAGCATCACGCTCGATTTGGAAAATCAGACCCTTGAACTTCTCAACAGACCAACGACCGTTGGAGTCAACGTCGAGGTCAAAAGTACCTTGAGTTGCAACGTTTGCTTGAGCACCAGGACGTGCTACCTTGTAGATAGTTCTGATGACTTCACGGTTGATTTCGGCAAGAATCTCAGTTGAGAGAATGTTTGCCAATTCTGCTTCTGCATTCAGACCGTGGATTGCCTTGAGGTCCTGTGCGAGTTCTAATGAGTACTCGGCTTTCAGTGCTCTTGACTTTGCAGTAACGGTGACTTTCTCGATCGAGAATGCCATCTCGTTGAAAGCTTCTCCAGCACCCAGTTCTTCTGACTGAGCAGTGGACATACCCTGACCGACGTTATAGACGGTTCCATCTTGTCCAGCAGATGGAGGATTTGTTGGATCAAGGAGAGCTGGGTTATTTGGGCTAGAACCTCCTTGTGATCCAGTTACACCTAAACCAACGGAAAGTCCTTCGGAGTTAGGAGTATAAAGACCACCAGTACCGATTCCACTGTTAGAGAATCCAGTATCTGCTTCATCGAACAGTGCCTCAGTACCATTCTGAGTGCTATATCTGGAACGCATTGCGAAGATGAGTCCAGTAGGACCATTCATTGGTTGAACACCAGCCAGGTCATATGCGACCAGGTTAGGCATTGCACGACGGATCAGAGAGATCAGAACAGGGTCGAAACCTGCCTGAGTTCCACCATCAGAAGCAGAACCAACATAACCTGCATTACCTACTGCGTTACCAATTGATTGGGTAGGAGCTTCGGATAGAAATTCTCTTTCTTCACGAAGTGCTCTTTCTTGGTTCTCCAGAAGAACTGCGGTAACCATTCTACGATGTGCATCTTGGATGCCACCGAGACCCTCATGATTGAGGATAGGTGCCCACTTCTCCTGAAGGTGTTCAGCATTGAAACCTTGCATTTGAATTTACCTTGTTAAAAATTTTAGTTTGACTTTATAATTTAAAAAATCACTTTTTGGAAACTCTAGTCAGAGTTTGGAGATATCCTTCCATTAAAGTGGAATGTGAAGCAGAAGCTTCTGCATCAGAACTTTCGGAAATGTTCTCTGACTCGTCTCTTTGAGCACCAGCATTCTCTGGGAAGTAAGACTTGCGCAGAGTTACTAGTTTCTCACGATATGTATCTTCACTATCAAACTCAACATTTTCGGCAAGAGAAGCGAGTTTGTCCTTCTGGGAAAGTGCAAGACCTTCACAGACTTCGGAGAAGATTACATCAGCAACCGACTCAGCTAATCTTTGTTTGAGAGCAATATTGTTTTTAATTTGCTCGTTGAGTTTATCTTCCATCTCATCTAATTTTTCTACCATTGCGGTAGCTACATCATATTTCTCTTCAGGAATAGTTACATAATGTTCTTCAAAAAGACTTCTCATTCCAGTGAGGAATGATTCGGTCATTTCAGTCTTGATACCATGCTCTACTGCGAGTTGATTTTCGGTCATCCACTCTTCAGCAACATATTCAAGATATGCGTCAACTCTCTCTGTTAATTCCGACTTAATGGTCGAAACTTCCTCTTCAAGAATTTCCTCATATTGTGCTTTTAATTCTTCTTGAATATCAGCAACCTTTGTCTTGATAGCAGTTTCAAAAATGGTACGTGCTCTCTCTTGGAATTCCTCAGAAAGTTCTTCACCAGAAAGAAGTGCTTCAACATCTTCTTCGACGTTGTATTCTACTTCGATCTTTTCTTCTTCAGCAACTTCTTCTTCTGCTACAACTTCAGTTGTTTCTTCCTCAGAAACTTCCTCTTCTGCAACAACCTCTCCTTCAACTTCTTCTTCTTCTTTCATACCTTTAGGCATTGGTTCAGCAGGCTTAGCACCTCTGTTAACAATGTCCTTCACAGTTGCGATTGAAGGTTCTTTTAACTTAGCAGAATTATCATCTGCTTTATAGTTTTCGGGAGTGGGGCCACCGAGATCCTCTACAGAAGGCTGTCCGGGAGTTGAGTGGGACAGTTTTTGCATTGGTTCAGCTGCAGCAGCGCCTTTGGTTACTACGTTTTCCATTTCTTGTAAATTGCTACCAACGGACATTTGATTTATAGATTTTTTGTATTAATCTATATTTATTTATAAATTATAGATTTGATAAGAAATCATTAAATAAGTTTAATTTATGTTCTTCAAGTGTTCTTTGATCAACAAGAGTGTTTATTCTCTTTTGGGTTTTTTCTGCGAGTTGTTCACGAAGAATTCCTCCCTCCCAAACCCATTCTTTTCCTTCCATAATTCCTGAGACAAATGCATCGGGAGCAGAGGGATCAGCAACGATGTCCGCAGCAGTAGCAAGCATAAAATCTTCACCAACAACTTTGACTCCACCACGATCTTCTCTTAAAGATCCAATACCACGAGAAGAAACTCCAAGCATTACACCCTCATCAAGAAGAGAAGATGCAATCTTACCCATAGGTGTATTCAAGATTTGTGCCTTTCCTTTAAAGTTAGAACCTTCCTGAACAAGTGAAGTAATTTTATGGGAAACACGATCAAGGTTTACTGTAGGACCATCGGGATGTCCAAGTTCCCCAAGAGCACGTCCTTTTTTAACAAAAGTTTCATTGTATCTACCAACCTCTTTAGCAAGAGTTTGCATAGGATACATTCTACCATTACGGTTTTTAATGTCTCCCTGAAGAAAAACTCCTTCAATATAAAGTTTCTTACCGGCACCTTTACCTTCGGTGATAATCTTAACGTTTGAAATTTCTTCTGTGATGAGTTTCATTTTATTAACCTGTGAATCCTACTTTGAAACCTACTACTGTTGATGCCGATGCAGAAATTACATCCTGAGCACCTTTTTCAAAAAATTCAATACGATCTGCTGGAAGAGTTACAGTGGCAGTACTAATGTATCCACCAGTGCTACTTTTTGCAACACTAACAGTTGCATCTGCACCAGAATTATTAAATACTCTAACTACAGTTGCATTATCCAAATTAGTTTGACTATTAAGTGCAACTTCAGATCCAATTCCAACTAATAAAGTTCTTGTCATTATTCTTGATCCTCGGATTGTTGTTCGTCATCAAACATGGATGCACCTACAACTGGTCTAATACCATCAATACGTTCCGATGCCTTTGCATACAAAACATCTTTAATTCTGTCACTAATATCAGACGCGGAAGCATCTGCACCAATCAAATTTACAATTTCTTCCATGAAAATTTAATATATCTATATTTTATATTTATATCTCAGCAGCTTTACCATCAGCACTAGTGATTCCACCATTTATTTCTGGTTCCATAGGAACGTCTCCCATCATTCCTTGCTCACCTTCTTGTGGTAAAGGTTCCCCAGTAATTGGATCAATTGAACTGGGATCTGGAATGATACCATCTTTAATTTCTTTTTCTATTTGCTCATCCATTTCAATCATTTCTGCATCAGTTTGTCGAAGAACTTTGCTACGAACCCATTGAGTAGAATAATACTTCCCAATATAAGGTTCAATTGTTGCAAGAACACCAAGACGTTCGTTGAGCATCTCAGTTTCTTTAAGTTCTGCAAATTGATTGTCATATAAGAAATCATATTGAATATGATCGGAAATTTTATCCCAATCTTCTACCGATACAATATTTTTTAAGATAAGTTGTGTTTTCAACATATCATTAAACATTTGAGCAAATCTTTTTCTCAAACGTCCAACAAATTTTGCAAACTTAAGTTCATCTCTCAAAATTTCAGAAGAACGTCCTAGATTAAATCCACCATCGGAAGCAATTCTAGACTCAGGAACTCCTAATGATCTGTAGAGTTTTTTCTGGAAATATTCAATGTCCGCAAGTTCACCAAGATTTTGTCCACCAGGAAGAGTTGTGATTTCAGTTCCTCTACCACCTTCTCTTCTAGGAAGCCAAAAATCTTCCATCATCGACATAAACTTACGATCATCACGAACTTCTCCTGTGTTTGCATCATATACAAGTTTGTTACGATATCGCATCATAACATCACGTAAATATTGCTCTGCTTTAACTTTTGGAAGATTACCAACATCAATGTAGAAAATGCGACGTTCTGGTGCCCTTGATAATCTATAGATAACTAAAGAATCTTCAATCATACGAAGTTGATTGAGTGACTTAATTGCCTTATGGAGATATGAAAGAACGGATCCTTTATTCCTATCGACTAGCCCAGAAGTACAATATGTAATTGCATCTTTTGCAATTCTAGTTCCTTTTGATTGTCCGGAACTACTATAAGTATTTGTTGGGTATTGTGCTTTTGGAGTATATAAGAAGTATTCCTCAATCTCCGGTGCTATTGAGTTATTGTTATTATCTTTTCCACTTGCTGGACGAATGACAGAAATATCATTCTTATCTTTTTTCTTTTCTTGGCGGACAAACCGCATTTTCATTGGATCAATATACCTCAGTTCTTTTATACCTTCTTGAGGTTTTTTTAGATCAATGACTTTGTGGTAATATAATCGACCATCGACATACCAATTTCTAAAAATTTCATGTGACTTTTTATCAAAATCTAAAAGTTCTTTGATATATTTAAATTCTTCTCTGATTGCTTTCTTTAATTTATCGGTTGCATTTAAGTTTGACAATTCAATTTCAATTGGAGAATCATAAAGATCACTTACAATTGCTTCATTTACAACATCCTCTATAGCACCATCACATTCTGGATGGAGAGACATTTCTCTATATCTTCTAATTAAATCAAATTCTGTTCTATATTGACCTTCAATATCTACGTAGGAACCATAAAATCCACTAGAAATATAATTATCAACCCCGTCCTCATTATTTTGAGGGACGGGGGAGACAATAGTTTTGGATTTTTTATCCACATCTTCAATAGAAAAACCAAAAAGTTTTGCCATAGTATAAACTGACTTAAACTGTTATTTTATTATTTAGCTTATGTCTTCACCACCAGATTCTGGAGCATTTCCAGTATACGCTTCCCAATAATGGACTTGCATTTCTACTGTAAACTCCTGAATGGTGTCGGTAGTTTCATAACTTAAATCGATAGCAGAAATATTGGTTGGGAACACATCTTTAAAGATGTATTTCCTTAAAGTTCCACCGTCTCTATTGAGTTGATGAACTTTAGCATCTACTTGATAAAGTGCTGGATCAGTTTCACCAGTTCCATTATCAAGTTTATTGATATAATTCATCCATTTT